GTTTAACGAGCACCATGATCCCTGCCACCTGATAGTCGTGTATCGGTGTTTGTAGGTATGCTGAGAGCAGCATTGCGGTGTGTTGCAGGTTATCCGCAGGGTGACCATACGATAAGCCACGATCACGGATCGTGTCTGTGGCTGTGAGTAAGATTTCATTGGCTTTCATTCCTGCCCCTTGATGCTACGCCCACGATGGTAACCATCTCGCACGCCCTTGTCATAGCTTCTACGCTGTACATCGAAGATCGTAATGGCGAAGCCTATCAACATTCCAATGATGCAGATCAATAACAGCTTGTCTGTGTTTGACATCTTATACCTAACTGCCCCAATGCCCTTGATTGGTGACAGACTTAGTGTGACAGAACTGTCCGACTAATCAAGCACATTCTGATAACGAAATGATAACGATTATCTTGGTCTGCCGTAGGTCTTTCCAGCCACAATGAATGTGCCATCTTTTTCGATGTGGATAAGATCAACCTGAACCTTAGCCTTGTTCACATAGATGATGGCAAATGCCTGTTGCCAATTAGCAACGCCCTTAGTGTAAGCAGCTTGCTTAAAGTCCATCAGATTGCCTACCTCGACACCATGTAGGACACGCCCTATACGACCCCCAGAAGCCTCTGAGAAGGCTGATCTGCCTGCTCTGTGGGTATGACCTGAGATGACATTCTTTCCATGCCTACGAGCCGCCTCTAGGGCTGATAAGCCCCCCTGTGGCTTGATTGGTGTGTGATCCCCATGGACTGCAATCCAGTTAGGTGCAATAGGCATAGGGTTCTTATGGAAAATGATGCCTAGTTCATCGAACTTCATGAACTTCTCAAAGCGCAGTTCTGGCAATGCCCCGAACGCTGGCACTTTAGCCATGATGATGTTATACAGGCGATCTGTGTGATTGCTACGGATGCAGTCAGTTACACCTAACTCCCAGAGCAATTCCACAGCTTCATTGCGGTCATCATCTAGGGTCTGTGCATAACTGCCCATGCGACCTTCTTCCCACTTGCTTATCTGTGGAAGGTCAATCTCATCACCAATGGTGACAACTTGGTCAGGCTTAAACTTTTTGATGAAACTAGCAAGGTTACGGGTTGCAACCCTGTCATGGTAAGGGACTTGCAAGTCCGAGACTACGACAATTCGCTTAATCGTCATCCTCATCTTCATAGTTGCCGAACTTCTCAGGATCGACAGGATCAGGCAAGATCCAATGTGGATAAGCTTGGGGTTCAGTAATCATGAACATCGCTATGTCCTCTGCAAACCCTGCTCTTTTAAGTGAGCAAAAGTACTCATAAAGCCCAATGCAATAAGCATCGAGTTTTGAGTAACCTTGTTCCTCTAAAGCCTTAGTTGCTTTTCTTGCCATGATTGAATTATCGCTCTAGTAGTATGTTATAGATCTCATCGACACGCGCATGGAGTCGCTTAATCTCTGCAAGCAGATGAGTAATGACAAAGCCAGACAAGCCACCGAGTGTGACTAGCGTGGCAATGTAGAGTTGAAAGAAATCCGTCTGGCTCACTTTTTATCAACCTCGTCAATAGCTGCTTCGAGCGCATCAACAATAATGTCTGCTGCTGACTTACGAGCGCGGTATGACTTAATCGCTTGGCGTAATGCAGGGATAGCGGCAACACCAAGAATGCCAGCAATGATGAAAATGAGATTGTCCATTAGTTTCCGCCTAACATAGATACTTGAAAAAAAGCACCATCATTGTCAGCTTCTTTCTTAAAGCTAACATGCATGTGCTTAGTGTGTTTGTTAGCCCCTGTGTACTTGCGCCACTTCCAGTTAAGGATGCGTGAGCAGATTCGTCCATCGTAAATGATGTAACTAATACGCTTGTCTGTTTTTGACTTGGATAAGGTACGAAGCTGATCAGCAAGATCTCCCATGATGTCTGGCTTACCGCCCTTGAATAAGTCTTTGTCCACATCAATGGCACGAACCCAACCTTGCTCATCTGGATTATGATCTGACTTGCGAGCAGCGTGTCTGGTATCACCGATCCAACCATCCGATGCGCGGTCACGATCTGGGAACGAGTCATCAAACTGCTCTCTTAATTGAACAGCAGCTTTACTTAATCTGGGCTTCACTTGCCTAGTTTGAGACCATCAGGAATTGGCTTTGAGTATTCCCATTTTGCAATGTAAGCACCTTGACCATCTGAGTCATCTTCTAAACGAATGCAACCACGAAAACCAAAATCTTCATTTGTTAATTCTGGATAAACTGCGATAATTTGTTCCCAAAGTCCCATTTTATGCTCCTAAATAAACTGCTGAAAAAGTACCGTTTGGCTTAGACAAGTAGAACAATTGAGTTGAACCTGAACTTTGTGCTGCAATTAGTTCTAAGTAATCACCTACGGCAAGATTAAGAACTCCACTAATAAAGACGGATGGGTATTCTGTAGCTGCTCTTACCCGTGCCGAAAATTCATCTGTCGTTCCGTTTTTTCTAATTACAAGACTACGAATTCCAGTTGTAGTGTTATCGGCATCATACAAACCTGTAATCAAATACTTTCCTGCTTTTCCAGTAGGTATTGTAATTCGTCCCGTGTTTGTAGTAGTTGAGTGAAATCCATCAGTGTCAAAATCTTCGCCGTCCCATAACAAAACTGTGTTTACGTTATTTCCTACGTTTTGATCTACACCTGTTAATTTACAACCTACGAAAGTTGATCCACCGCCTGACGGTGTTGCCCATGTAGGCACTCCACCTGCAACAGTAAGAACCTGACCAGTTGATCCAATACCCAAGCGAGCAGGTGTTGATCCACTTGATGAATAAATTGTGTCACCTGTGGTAGTCATTGGGTTAGTCATCCCAGCAGAATCGGCAGACCAGACAAAATCCATGTCTGTGTTAGTTGCCTTCTTTAGCACCTGACCTGTCGTACCACCCTTTAGATCTGCCATAGAAGCATCAATAGAGTTGCCAAGTGTGCGAATGTCTAATGCACCATTCTTGACCAATCCTGTGTTGTCTGGAGTGCTCCAGTTAAAATTAGGGGTCGTTGCCATTAGGTTAATGCTCCTGTCGCGTTGTTCCAGATAAGTGTACCATTTACGCCTGTCCAAGCTAATGAACTAGGAATTACTGTTTCCCATTGAGTCGTTGATAGGGAAAGATCTGTAGCTGTAATGTAGAGGGTGATGTCCACGAAGCTAGGTGTTGCTCGAAGTGCGACATTTTCGACAAAACCTTGAAATGTTCCACCGAGTAAATTGCTAGGCAGATTGTTAATAGACACAGGCTCACCGAAATAAACAGCAATCAAAGCATCTAACATTGCGCTAGGCATGTTTGGATTATCCAGACGGAAAGTGATAACACCTAGTTGCTCTCTAGGACTGCGCCTAAGATTAAGCTCTCTGGATGCGATGTCGGTAATGTCTGCAAGGTTCTTAATGTTAGAGTCGAATGAACGCTCAAAAAGCCCGTAAGAGGCTATGGAGTCCGAATCTGAAGTGCTGTAGGTTGATCCGTATCCTGTGGCATAGCGATAGATAAGGCTGTTACGGATGCGAGAAGTCTGAACTGAGGATGTGATAGAGGTTGGTGTTGCATACGCGCCATCAAGGAAAGTAAAGCCATTTGTTGCAAGATCGTTGGATCTGTGGTCTGCATCGGCATAAGAGACATCTCCATCTTTTTCCTCATAAATCTGACCAAGTGCGCTATTGGCAATCTGATCAGCAAGTGTCTGGCTCTTAGCACTCGCACTAGCTGCAACTGGGATCATGGTGTAAAAGCCTGCATCGACTGTGCCAATAAAAGTCTCGGCTTCGTTCCATGTCGTAGTTGCTGAATAAGTGTCCCATGTCACAGTTGGTGTGACTTCGTTCCAATTAAGATTAAGAGCTGCGCCTAAGATGTCTGCAATCTGCTCGCCATCTAATTCTTCGACAAGGGCTGTGTTATAGATAGCCTTAGTCAGGCGAGCAAGTGATCCAATGCCTAGAATTGTGCCAGTCGTGACATAGCCTGATTCTTCAGGGCTTCGCACTCCAATGTTAAAGTCTGAGACCTCGCCACCGAATACAGTCACATAATCCCCTGTGCTGTTCTTTAGCTCTAGAGTAACTGGCTCTGTGACATTGATGGTAAATGGCGCATTGTCCGTATTGATGATCTCTACTCGGCAGTAACCTGCGGTTGGTTGCCTATCGATGTCTAGACGACCAGATGCGAACGACACAGAGGTGACTGTCGTATAGACATCATCACCTACTGTCACTCGCCATTCTGGAAGCCATGTCATAGCGCGGTTAGTGTTCCTCGGTCGCGAGCTTGTCGTAACAATTCATCAATCGCTTCTGCAATAGCGTTAGGGTCTCCAACGCCTGTATTGACAGTCAAATTGTATTGAGCAGCAGCCTGTGCTGCATAACGAGATCCGCTTACTGCTCCAGATACCCCTGCTCCGCCTGATAGACCTTGCAATAAAGATCTTCTTGCAACATCTTCAACATTGAACAGTTGCGCGCCTGTGGACATGGCTAAAGAACTCTCAGCCAATGCCTTAGTGTCTGCTTCTGTTTGTAAATCAAGCAACATAGCAAAAGCATCCGCTCGTTCTTGAACCGCAGCAGATAACTCTAAAAGCGAATCTGTAGAAGCTGCGAGAGCATCTGTCATAGAAACAGGTGCGATGTAGTCGCCCTCTGTTATTCCAGAACCTAAATCACCGCTCGTTGGAATCTGAGTCTTTGAGGCTAGATTAGCCTGTGCCAGCAATCTAATCATCTCTGCAATTTTGGCAAGTGCAGCATCTAGGTTAGCCTGATTGATCAAGTCTTTTGGCTTCAATGAATCAAGGATGGATTTGATGTCTGAAAGTTTTACGCTCTGCCCTGAAAGCGTTGATAGGATTTGCAGGTCTTTGTTAAGTTTGTCTGTGGCTTTGATGATCGCTTGTTCATCTTTAGCAGCAATAGCATCTTCTAATTCAAGAATAGACTTCTTCACATTGAGTCGAGCAACATCATTAGCAATCTGCAATCTTTGAGCAGTCGATGTTGCCTTTCCTAATTGCTCAGCCTGATTGGTAAGAGCTGCTGCGATCTGGATCTTATCCATGTCAAAGACTTCGTTGCCCTTATTGAGGGCAAGGTTAGCCTTGTCAATGGCTGCTGCAAGTCGCTTATCCTTAACGATTTTAGCCTGTGCTGCTGCTTGCTCTTTCGTAAGCTTTGTCATCGCCATTGCATTCTTTCGAGCGATGGCATCTGCACGCTGTGTATCCTGTGAGGATACTGTCATCGAGATGTTGCCGAAACCCTTACCATCACCGAACAAGCCGCCCGATGGCATAAATAAACTAAAGTTCTTAAAGTCAAAAATTGACTTAGTAATGCGAATAAACTCGCCTGTTTCACGAACAAAGTCAGCGATTGCCTGAGCTGCCTTATCGATCTTAGCAATAAACTCATCTGTTGTGCTGGAATTAGTGATTGTCATCAACGCATCAATAAGACCCTTACCAATAGTCTCTTTAGCATTGTTGGAAGCCACAGTTAATTTAGAAAGTGAACCTGCATAAGTATCAGCTGCCGCACTTGCCTGACCTGCGAATAAGGTTGCTAGTCGGGCTTGGATTTGTTCGAAGGATGAAGTTTCCAACTCAGCCTTTGTAAGCCCTACACCTAAACGACCAAGTGCTTGCTTCTGCCCCAAGTATGCCTTCTGCAAGCTTTGTGAAACTTGGGTGACTGACTTGCCAGTTCCAGCCGCGATGTCAAGTGCAAGCCCAAGCAATTCCTGAGACTTGGTGACATCACCTGTTGCACGAAGCAAGCGATCCATCGCTGGACGAAGTTCATCATCGAGCACACCTGTTTGCATTTCAAGGCGAGAGATAAAACCATTGACTGTGCCAATGTTTGAGCCATAAGCCAGACCCAGATTCTTTAGGGTAGTGCCTAGAGCTTTAGCAGCCTTGTCATCTTCTGCGAATGCCTTAACAGATGCCTTAGCGTAGGACAGAAGCTTCTGTGCGCTATAGACAGCAAGCAAGCCTTTAGCAAGACCCTTGACATTCTTAGTCAGTTTGTCTGTAGAAGTCTCAGCTTCCTTGAATGCCTTCTTGCCTGTGAACTGTGCGGCTATGTCAATTCTTACATCTGCTGCCATTAGCGCACCTGTGTCCTTTTCTCGAATTCAATTCTAGACTTTTCAATCGCCCTGACAACAGCTGCATTAGCCTTGCCTTGATCTTCTGCCCATGCACGAAAGATTGCGCGACCTTTCATCTTACGAGAAGCGCGACCTGACTGTCCTTCTTGTCTCTGATAAGCATTGACAATGGGTGAAGTCTCGTTCATAGCATCGATGAACTGCTTACCAGCATTAGGATTATTGCTTAATGATTCGCTCTTAGATCCTGAACGAATTGTCTTGCCATAATTAGAATGACCAAGTGCCACGACTTTAGC